GAGGACTTTGGGTCTGTTTGCATTGCTTGAAAAAATATATCATACATCTTAGAAAGATCATCAGCAGGAGTTCCAGTATATAATATAGAAGTTCTATTGATTGAAATTTCAGATAATTGTAGATTAGCTGCGTAGTTAGTTAATTTAAAATATTCAATTAGCTCACCATTTTCATCACGTGATAATGCAGTTTCAATTTTGGCTGGAAATGAGATTAAAATTTTATCTAATTGTGCGTCTCGAACTAAACCAATTAGTTCATCGCCATTGATAAGTTTAACAACTCGAACAATACCACCAAAGGGAGTTTCTTGTACTTCGTCAGACATAGTAACCCTCCTAATTTATTTATCATCGGAAGGTAGTGGCATGGACATTATTCTGTAATCAAATTTTTCTTTTTTATAAATTTTGATTCGTTCTTCAAAATGCCTATAAACATGGTTCTTGTATGACTTGTAACAAAGGTCATCAACAATGTCATAAACTTTCAAAGTTTTCTTTTTAGAAGATACTCGTAAACCTCTACCAATACTCTGTAGTAAACGAATTACAGATTTCGTAGGAGAGGCGAGTATAAGATTATCAATGTTGACAATGTTAATCCCAGTACTAGTAGTACCGTAACTCGCAACCAATATGGCATTAGTTTGTGTATCCACGATACGTCGGATAGATTCTCGGGCTTCACTTTCTGTCTTTCCGTGAATAAGATATACTTTCTTATCCGTTCCTGCTGCATCAATGAGAGCGTGGAGAGGTTTCCCGTGTCCTTCGACGTAGTTGAAAAGGATGAGTGTATTGCCTTTGGTATGAATTGCGAGTTCTTTGACAAATTCATTCCTCCTACTGTTACTTATTATAGTTTTGATTTCATCAGGATATTTTTGTTTCTTCATATCCTGTTTTTCTTGATCTGTGTACTTGAGTACAATACAGTCAACAGCAAGAGTAGCAAGCAATCCTTTGTTCATTAGACTCTTTGTCTGTATAAATTGTATAGCAGGTCCTAGAATGCCTTCTATGCTCAGACGATGTGCTTGTGTTTGATCTAGGGTGCCCGTAGTGCCAATACGAAACCACGCTTTGGTTAACTTCTGACCAATTAAGTTAATTGATTCTGCCTTGGCTTGGTGACACTCATCAAAGAAGATAGCATCAAACTGATCAAACCATTCTCGTGGTAACTTGTATATAGACTGCCAAGTAGAAACAATTACTTGTTTGTTGGTATCTTTTTCAAGCCCTGCACTAATTTTATGAATATATTTTCTTGATAGCCAGGAAGGATCTGTCTTTGAGTAATCAAAGAAGTCGGTTTCCATCTGTGTAACCAACCCTACGGTTGGAACCAAAACTAAAATCTTTCTGTCTGATTTTATTACGGATAGCAGATAGCGGAGCAAGACGTAAATTATTAAACTTTTTCCAGAACCTGTCGGAGATATTATTACACACCGGTGAGAGTTGATAGCGTGAAGAATTGCTTGGCTTTGGTGAGGGTGCATTTTTACCCGCTGTTTCTTTACAGAAACTTTCAGCGTATCGTAAAAGTCCAGAAGTTTCTCCTCCGTTATGCATAGGGGATTCTTGCTTTCTTTAATATTTAAAGTGTATTGGCGGTCTTTACAAAACTTACTCAGGTAAGATTTAAGACCCCTTGGTAGGGTGGAAGATAGAATATCAAATAATCTTATCTTACCATCCCATATACGCCGTTTAAACAATGGCATATACTCAGCACCAGGAATCATGAACGAGAAATAATCTCTCAGTTCTTGTTTGACTCCCTTTTCTGTTTTTATATAGTAACGAACTTCGTCTACAGATTCAACTTCTACATCCACTCAATATTTATGGTAAGATTAGACAATACCCTGTGTCATCTTAAACCAATCAATAGCGGACTTAATAGAGAAATTTCTATTATTGAGAACTTTTAAAAATTCTTCAACCATCTTAACCTTAACTTCAATAACAGCAATCTTTAATTTTAGTTCAATAACTTTTGGATCTGCCTCTATGAACTTTTCTACATCAGTCTTTAGTAGAGTTAGTCCATTTGGATCCTCTCCCCAGGCTTCCAACTCTTCACGACTAGCCTTACCAGTAAAGATCTTCCACTTACGGAGTTTAAGAATTGCTAGATCGTTTACCTGCTTGCAGAGAATTAATTTAAAATCTGCATGAAGACATAGGTATTTACTGTGCAGTTGAGGAGTTTTAATAGCCTCATTTCCTAGTTCTGAGGAGTCAACAGAAGCATCTTTGGAAATATTGAGTTTAAGTTCTTCTAGATTCATAAAGACATTATAATATAAGTCAAGAAAATGTCAACTAAATAACTTGACATCTTTATAAGTTGTATTATATTTAACACGAGGTTATATGATTATTGATTTACGAGAAATACCAGTCGTATGGATTAATTTAGATTCAGCAACTAAAAATGCTGAGATTATGCAAAACAGATTAGAAAAATATGGGTTTAAAAATACTCATAGAAAATCTGGTTTAATTATTCCGCCCCCAGAAGGAACACCAAGAGAAATATACCATTTTATGGGATGTGGACAATCTCATATTGATATACTTGAATCTCTACAATATACTACACCGGTTCTAATTTTAGAAGATGATGTTGAGTTTGCTGAAGATTTTAATCCTATTATTGATATTCCGGAAGATAGTGATGGAATATATCTTGGTGTATCTATTGGAAACAGATATTATGCTTCTAAAAGATATGATGAAAATTATTTAAGAATTGGTGGAATTCTTGCTGCACATGCAATTTTATATGTTACTGATACATATCGACAAAATATGGCTGATGTAGGTAATCATTGTCTTCATAGATTACACCAACCATGGGATATGGGTACTGCACAAATTCAATTTTCTCATAAAGTTTATGCAACAAATAAACCCCTATTTTATCAATCAAATGATAGAGAAAACGCCAATAAGTGGCAGGGATTGACTGATTGCAGTTTAGAAGATAGAAATTTTAATTTTTAATGATTACTTTTAATAGACTTGGTAATTATGGGCGTATGGGAAATCAGATGTTTCAGTATGCAACGTTATTTGCGATTGCTAAAACTAGAGGATACGAATATGGTATTCCATATAAATCTAAATCAAATAATCCATATTTAAATTTTTGTTTAGATGATGCTTTTTTAAATTTAACTGCAAAAGATAGTTCAGAAATTAAAAATATTAATAGAGCCCAAGAACATAATTTTACATATAATGCTGGTATATTTGGTATATCTGACAATACTGATATTGTTGGATATTTTCAAAGTGAAAAATATTTTATTGATTATAGACAAGATTTATTAAAAGAATTTGAATTTACTCCACATATTAAAACTCAAGCAGAGATAATACGGCAAATTGGTAAAAAATTAGCAGTTGCCCTGCATATACGGTTAGGAGATTATATAAATTTAACAGATAAACATCCTATATGTACTATGCAATATTATGAAGAAGCATTAAACAATATTCCAGAAAATGCTTTTCTTTATATTATTAGTGATGATAATGAAAAGGCTGCAGAACTTTTTAAAGATTTAAAAAGACCTTTTTGTATTCCAGATACAAAAAATCAAAATATTGATATGTGTTTAATGACTATGTGTGATTATCATATAATTGCAAATAGTTCTTTTAGTTGGTGGGGAGCATGGCTCAGTGAAAGTAAAAAAGTGATTGCACCAAGTCAGTGGTTTGGTGCTGCACAAGGAATGCCAAAAAATTGGTCTGATATTTATTGCAAAAATTGGATCATTATATGAATAAATTACATATTTTTACTGAAGCTTTTACTGGTGGGTCGTGTTTAAATAATCCACCAAAAACTTTTGAATGGATTTTTAATTCTTATCCCAATGATAATTCACCAGTTGTTTATTTTGATAATTCTATTTTTAGATATATGAATGATGCCTATAGTGGACCAAAATATGGCTGGTTAGGTGAATCATCAGAAATAATTCCACAACTATTGATGGGAATTACAACTAATAAAGATGTTTTAAAATCAAAATATAAAAATATTTTTACCAATGATCATAGAATAATAAGTATTGATCCAGATTTTTTTAAATATAATCCACCTGCATCAAATATGCCATGGATTAAAAATCCTCATATATTTGAAAAAACACAATTATGTTCGTATATAACAAGTTTTAAAAATTTTACATCTGGTCATATTAAAAGAATGGAATTATTTGAACAATTAAAAAATAATCCACAAATAAAAGATCACATTTATGGAAGAGATTATAAGTTTATTCCTGATAAATTAGATGGATTAAAAAATTATATGTTTTCTATTGTTGTAGAAAATAGTATATATCCAAAGTATTATACTGAAAAAATAACAGATTGTTTTGCTACTGGTACCATCCCTATATACTATGGTGATAAATCCATAGGTGAGGATTTTGATTTAAATGGAATTATTTTTATTGAAGAACTTGAGTCTTTTGATTTATTGAATTCATATCTTTATAATTCAATGACTGAAGCTGTAAAAATTAATTTTGATCGTGTCTGTCAATTAAACAGCGCAGATGATATGATTTATAGGAGTATTTGTGATTCGATTAAGTATTAACAATTTTTGGCCTGATTTTAATTATGAAGAAAATCTTTTATTATGTTTATTAAAAGACATATATGGTGATGATTTAGTATTAACAAATAATATACATGATTGTAATTTATGTTTAGTTGCAGAAAATTATGTTCCAAAAGAGATAGATCGATCTAAAACTAAAATATTAACATGCATGCCAGAACCAAAAGAGGTTCAATATAAAGATGGTGATTATCATTTATCTTTTGACCCATTCAGATACGATTTAAAAAATGTTAGATTTCCTATTTGGTATTTTTATATTAATTTTTATAATTTACAAAATCAAAAAAACCCGATACCAGTTCTAACCCCAAGTGAACTTGATAACAATAAATGGTTACACGCACCAAAAGATGAATTTTGTATAGCTCCTTTTTCTGCTATTCACAATAATAGAGTTAAATTTCTTCAACTACTTAATACACACAAACCAACAGCTGGATTTGGTTTACCATTTGGTAATGGTGACGCACAAAGAAACGAACAAACAAAATATGATGCTATATGTAAATATAGATTTTCTATGGCGTTTGAAAATACACATAAAATAGGATATGTTACTGAAAAGTTTTTACATGCAAAAACAGCAGGATGTATTCCAATTTATTGGGGTGATGAATATGTTCTTCATGATTTTAATCCAGATTGTTTTATTTACGCAAATCATTTTAAATCATTTGAAGAATGTTTAGAATATGTAAAATATATTGATTCAAACGAAGATTTATATCTTAAAATGAAAAATGCACCACTATTCAATTATGATGTTATTGAATCTTTGAATAATATTAAAAAACAATTAAAGGATGTTATATCATTATAAAAACTAAAATAATTTCGTTACCAGGTGCCACAGAACGGCAAGAAAAAATTAAAACAAATTTTAAAAATATAGATTATGATTTGGTAATGGGGGTATCTCCAAATGATATAGTATTTTATCAAGCGAATCTTCCATATTATGTATTTGATAATTTATCCTTTTTTATCAATAAAACTAATATGATGAAGTATACAAATCGAACATGGGTTAGATTTGGAGAAATAGCCGCACTTATGGCTCATTACAGACTATGGAAAGAGATAGCCAAAGAAGTTGATGAAATGGTATATTTAATATGTGAAGATGATTGTTTACCATCTGATACATTTAAAATGAAAAATTTAAAAACTTTTGATTATACTAAAATTGATTTTTTATATCTACAGGCAATCACAGCACATTATCAAACTAAAACTGATGTTTTAAATAAATTAGATTATACTAACTGGGATCAAAATTTAAAACATATTAATAAATTTAAAAATTATATGTGTGAAGGTTTAGCAGCATATTGTATTACAAAAACTGGAGCTCAAAAGTTGTGTGCATATATTGAAAAAAATGGTTATGATGGTCCGGTAGATAATATAATAGTACGCTTAGAAAATTTTGAATGTGTCTGTCCAACAAAATTAGAAGATTATTTTAATTTAGATGATACATCAAAATATTCTTATACACATACTGGTACATTTAACAAAATATATGATCTAAATGGTATAGAACTTCAATCAAATAAAGAATTGCAACTAATTTAATTGCATATTACATAATACACGATATAATATTGAGACTTATATGAATGATATATTAAAAGCTGTAGAAAATTATATTAATCACAAACCAAAGAAGATATGGATTCCAGGTCACGATTGGGTTCAGTATGCTGGACCTTATTTTGATTCAGAAGAATATGTTGAAGCCATATCAGCTTTATTGCAAGGGTGGTTAGTTTTAGGGCAAAATGGTATTAAATTTGAAAATACATTTCCAGATCTTTTTAATAAAAAATTTGGTATTTTAACAAATAGTGGAAGTAGTTCCAATTTGTTAATGTTATCAGCATTAACATCAAAAAGATTATATAATCTTCCCAAAGGAACAAAAGTAATCACACCGATTGCTGGATTTCCCACAACTATTAATCCTATATTTCAAGTTGGATTTGAACCAGTTTTTGTTGATATTGATTTAGATACATTAAATTTAAATTTAGATCAAGTAGAACAAAAAGCAAAAGAAGGATGTAAAGTACTTATTTTTGCACACGTATTAGGAAATCCACCTAATATGGATAGACTAATGGATATAGTTAATAAGTACAATTTAATTCTTTTAGAAGATTGTTGTGATGCTTTAGGTTCATCATATAGAGGAAACCCATTAGGTTCATTTGGTATTATGTCTAGTTGCTCGTTCTATCCTGCTCACCATATGACAATGGGTGAAGGTGGCTTTATTGCATGTAATACACAAGAACAAGAAACTGTAATTAGAAGTTTTCGTGAATGGGGAAGAGGTTGCTTTTGCGTTGGTCAAAAAGCAAATACACTAAAGAATGGATGTTGTGGAAAAAGATTTTCAAATTGGTTGCCATCACTACCAGATGAGATCTTTGATCATAAGTATGTTTATGATGAAATTGGTTATAATCTAAAACCAATCGAATTGCAAGCAGCCATTGGACTTGCTCAAATGAAAAAGCTTCCTAAGATACATGAACTTAGAAAAGCTAATCATAAAAGATTATATAATATATTTTCAAAATATGAAGAATATTTTATTTTACCAGAAGCAACTGAACATTCTGATCCTAGTTGGTTTGCATTTGCTATAACTATAAAGGATAATAATAGATTTAAGAGAAAAGATATTATCAATTATTTTGAGGATCATAAAATACAAACAAGACCATACTTTGCAGGAAATATTATGTTACAACCTGCATATGAGAATATTATGGATACTCAAGATGTTATAAATAATTACCCCAATGCTCGAAAGGTTACTACAGATACATTCTTCTTAGGAACTAGTCCAGTTATAACAATAGAGCAATTGAATTACATTGAAGTGACGTTAAATAATTTTTTTAAACTAATATAAGGATAAAAATGACTACAAGAACTGAACAATTAAAAAATACTGTTTTTAAAGCTTTGAATAATGAAACCCCAGCAAATATTACTGATAAAATCTTAGAAATTAAAGGTTTTTCTGGAAAGGATTATAAAAGATTTGCCAATCGCCTTTTATCGGATCAATTAATTAAAAATTACTTAGAGATTGGTGTATGGCATGGGTCAACTGCTATAGCCGCTTTACACGGAAATACAGATAAATTAAATTATTCACTTGTAGATAATTTTTCTCAATTTGGCTCACCAAAGCAAGAGTTTTTAAATAATTGGAAAGATAATATTGGAACTGATCCAAATTTAATTGATGAGGATTGTTTTCAAATAAATCTCCAACAAAAAAATATTAAAGATATAGATGCATATTTTTATGATGGAGATCATGAAGAACTAGATCATTATTTGGCACTGCAATATTATTATTTAAGTATGTCAAAATCATTTATCTATATGGTAGATGATTGGTGTTGGCCAAAAGTTCAGATGGGTACAATACGTGCAATTAAAGAACTTAATTTAAAAATATCTTTACAAGTAAGCTTTTATGGTGAAGAAGACGCAGAAGGTTGGTGGAATGGATGTAGTATTTTTGTATTTGAAAAATAATTATGAAACGAACATTAATAATAACAGGGTATACTGATTCAGTAAGATCTATAGATTCTACTGATAACACAATGGAAGAAGTATTTGATATAACTCTTCCATCTAAAATAAAGTATGCTAAAAAACATGGATATGATTTTTTAGCAATGCAATCTTTTGGTAGTGATAAATCTGGAAACTATAAAGATACTGATATTGGGTTTTTAAGAGCATTAAGAACATTTGAAATGTTAGAATCTTATGATACTGTTATGTGGATTGATGCTGATTCTTTAATTACAAATTTAAATTATAAAATTGAAGATTTTTTAGTTCCTTCAGAATATGCATTTTATGCATCTTATGATTGGTTAGGTACTAATAGTTTAAGTGGTGGAAATTTTATTATACAAAATAATGAATCAACAAAAGACTTTTTAAAAAGTTTTTATGAATTATCTAAACATTACAACGAAGAACAAACTACATTAAATGTTATGTATTTTAATATGATAAATAAAAATTATATTAAAATATTAGAACATAAATTTTTAGGTTCTGTTCCATCTATTGATGATTATACAACAGAAATATGGGGCAAAAGACCATCTCCTCCATATCCATGGACACCAGAATCTTTTTTAGTTCATTTAACGGGTATAGCTAATAAAGAAAGAATACATATGTTATCTACGATATATAAAGATTATCTATGAATAAATTGAATCTTAAAAATATTACTCTCTATTCTTTAAATTGTGTTAACCCAGTTAATAGTATAAAAGCTTTATTGTATAGTTCCAAAGATATTGATTTTGCTGAATTGGTTTTAATAAGTAATAAAAAACCAGAAAATCTTCCAAGTAATATAAAATTTGTTTATACAAGTTATACAACACATAAAGAAAGTTCATTATTTACTTATACCACTTTACCAGATTTAATTGAAACTGATTATTGTCTTGGAATTCATGATGATGGGTTTGTAATAAATCCAACTCTATGGGATTCAAATTTTTTAAACTATGATTATATTGGAGCTCCATGGAAGTGGGAAGGTAGAAGGAACAGAGTTGGAAATGGTGGATTTGTATTGAAAAGTAAAAAATTTATAAAACTTACCAAAAATTTAAAATCTTTGGGATATTGTGATGATGGTGAACTTACAAATATGTATTATGATTATTTTATTCAAAATGGATGTAAGTATGCTCCGGTAGAGGTTGCTATGAAATTTGCTTTAGAATCAAAAATACCAGAATGTGAATTTAATTTAAATAATTGTTTTGGTTTTCATGGTCGGGGTAACCCAGATAGTGTAACAGTCCATGATGGTTTTTATCACCAATTTCAAGATAAAATAAAACTTTTAGAGACTATTGTTATATGATAAATGAAAAGTATTTAATTTTAAAACCAGAACACTATTGTGGTATGTGTGGATGTATATGGCAAGTTATTCGCGCCATATATCACAATCCAAATAAATTATATTATATTGATTTTAAGGATAGTATCTATAATACGACTATTGATGGTAACGTATGGGATCTATTTTTTTACCAACCTCATATAGATCATTTTCCAGATCAAAGTAAGACTGAAGGTTTTGTTGGTCATATACCAGATCAATCTAGTAATTTTATCTGGATTGAAACTATTCCATATACATTAGAAGAAATACAAAATAGAAGAATTATTTTTAATAGTATTATAAATAAGTATATTAAATTAAAACCAGAGATTTTAAATAAAGTAAATAATTTTGTAGAACAAGAATTTAAAAATAAAAATATTCTTGGTATCCATTTAAGAGGCACAGATCATCCATATAAAAAAAATATGGATGGGTATTTTGAAGTAATTGATAATTATGTAAATGATTATGATAAAATTTTTATATCTTCAGATTCACAAGAAAGATTTGAAAAAGCAAAACAGCATTATGGTGATAAAGTAATAGCTTATGATGCACTGAGAAGTAATAATGACAGTACTCCATTACACATGCCAAAGTACGAAACTAGATGGAAAAGAAATGCTTCATCTGAGTACCAATATAAAATATGTGAAGACGTTATAGTTGAAGCATACTTGTTATCAAATGTAAATTTTTTAATTTGTTGTCCGGGATCAAATGTTAGTTATTTTTCTAGAGCATTAAATCCAAATTTAAATGCAATAGAAATTTTTTAAAAAGGTGATATGTATAAATGAATATTAAAGTAGTATATGTAACAGGCTGTTTGGGTTTTATTGGATCGTATATAACCCGTGAATGTCTTAAAAAAGGATGGTATGTAAAAGGTGTAGATAAGATCACCTATGCAGCAAATGATCAACTTTTGCAAGAGTTTGAAGCCCATAAAAATTTTTCATTTGTTCATTGTGACATTAATGATTTGACATTTTTATATGATTGTGATTATGTAATTAATACTGCAGCAGAGACGCATGTTGGAAACTCTATTGTTAATAGTGATGATTTTATATCATCAAATATAAATGGTGTACACAATCTTTTAGAAATGATCAAAAACCACAGACAAGAAAATGGCAAGGTTCCAACTTTAGTACACTTTAGTACTGATGAAGTATACGGTGATATTGCTCAAGGAGCCCACACAGAAACAGATATTTTAAAGCCATCAAATCCATATTCTGCATCAAAAGCTGCCGCAGATATGTTAATAATGGCATGGTCAAGAACGTATAACCTACCATATATAATTTTGCGTCCAACGAATAATTATGGTATTGGTCAATATGTAGAAAAATTAATACCAAAAACTTGTAAATATATTACTTTAGGAAGAAAAATTCCTCTTCATAATGGTGGAACGCCCGTTCGAAACTGGCTACATGCAAAAGATACTGCCAGAGCAGTTATTACTATAATTGAATCTAATGCAAAAAATGAAATTTTTAATATCTGTGGTGGTTATGAACAAACTAATATGGATACAATAAAAAAACTTTTAGCCTCATTGGGTATTCACGAAAATGATATAGATAGTCACATAGATTATTCATATAGCCGTCCTGGTCAAGATGTTCGTTATGCGTTAGATGATTCTAAATTAACATCACTTGGATGGAAACCGGAAGAAAACTTTAATATGGAAATTCAAAGTATTGCAGAGTACTATAAAAACAATTTTATTTGGTAAATAATATAGTGATTAATCTAAAAAAAATAATACTTGATATAGCGTATAAAAATAAATTGAGCCATTTAGGTAGTTATTTTTCTTCTATTGATATTATAGATTTAATCTATAGTAAAATGGCTAAGGATGATATATTTATTTTATCATCAGGTCATGCAGCATTAGCTTTATATGCTTGTCTTGAAAAATATCATAATATTAATGCTGAATCTATGTTTTTAAAACATGGAGGTCATCCCCATAGGGATGAAGAAAATAAAATTTATTGTTCAACAGGAAGTTTGGGATTAGGTATTACCATCGCACTTGGAAGAGCAGTAGCAAATCCCAATAAAAAAGTTTATGTTCTTATTAGTGATGGTGAGTGTGCAGAGGGAAGTGTGTGGGAATCTTTAAAAACAATATACGAACATAAAATTAATAATATTGAAATTCATGTAAATGTAAATGGCTATGCAGCATATATGGAAGTTGACCAAGAGTATTTGATAACAAGATTAAAATCATTTCTTCCATCAGTTGTAATACACAAAACATCTGTAGAGCAATTTTCTTTTTTAAAGGGTTTGAATGCACATTATCATGTAATGAGCGAAGAGAATTATAATAAAGGACTTTTGGAACTACAATGAGAAAGAATTTTGCAGAACGTTTACATAATGAAATGAAAGTGAATCAAAATATATATTTGATTACGGGTGATTTGGGATATGGTTTATGGGATAATATAAGAGATTCCTTTCAAGGAAGATTTTTTAATGTAGGCTCGTCAGAAATGGCTATGATGGGAATGGCAATTGGTTTAGCTATGGAAGGAAAAATTCCATTTGTTTATTCTATAACTCCCTTTGCAATTTATCGTCCATTTGAGATGATTAGAAATTATTTGGATCATGAAAATATTCCCGTGAATATAATTGGTGGTGGGCGAGATAGAGACTATGGATATCTTGGATTTTCACATTGGGCTGATGATGACAAAAAAATAATGGAATCATTTAAAAATATTAGAATTATGCATCCAACAAATATAGATGAACTACAAATAAATTTTAATCAATTAATAAATGATCGTAAACCAACATATTTAAATCTTAAAAAATGAATATATTGATTACAGGTGCAAATGGCTATGTTGGTAAAAGTATTTATTGTGCATTAAAAAATGTATATAATATAACTTGTATTACTAGAAATGATTTTGATTTAACAAATTTAAATTGTTGTTCTGATTGGTTTTATAACAAATCATTTGATGTTGTAATACACACAGCTGCAGTAGGTGGAAGTAGACTTATAAAAGATGATGAAAGTGTTTTGACAAAAAATATTAAAATATATAATAATATTATATCTTGCAGAAAACATTTTAATAAAATGATATATTTTGGTTCTGGTGCAGAAATATTTCAACCAAATACTTTTTATGGAACTAGTAAAAAAGTTATATCAGAATTAATAAATGAAACGGAGTCTGTTTATAATTTAAGAATATTTGGCGTTTTTGATGAAAATGAATTAAATACTCGATTTATAAAAGCAAATATTCTTCGATATATTAATAAAGAACCAATGTTAATACAGTCAAACAAACTTATGGACTTTTTCTATATGAAAGATTTAATATCTTTAGTTCAATATTATATTAAAAATGATACTTTGGATAAAACTATTAATTGTTCTTATGAAACAAAAAGTACATTGGTAAATATAGCAAATTTTATTAATACTTTATCTGATTATAAAGTTTCTGTTAATATTGAACAAAAACATACTTTAGATTTTTATTGTGGTAATAGCTACTTACCTATAACTCCAATAGGATTAGAGCAAGGAATTTTAAATACATATAAAATACTTAAAAATAATAGTTGTATTATTTAATATATGGTGGTATAATAAGCTGTGCAACAACCTAAAAAGAAAAGAAAAAACAAAGCAGCTTCAGATGCTGATTACGTGAGTAATCAGGATCTTTTAGATGCATTAATTGGATACAAACAAAAAAAGGAAGATGCAGAAAATATTGGTCGTAAAAAGCCAAAGATTCCAGATTTTATAGGGGAATGTATTTTAAAAATTGCTTCTAGGCTTTCATATCGCCCCAATTTTGCAAACTATCCATATAGAGAAGAAATGGTATCTGATGCAGTTTTAAACTGTGTTACCTATATTGATAACTTTGATCCAGAAAAGTCCAGCAGCCCTTTTGGTTATTTAACCCAAATCTGCTGGTTTTCTTTTGTTCGTATTATAAACAAAGAAAAACGAGAAAAGTATACCCAATACAAGTATGCCGAACAGCAGAATGATAAAGACTTTCATCATTGGTTCAATGAAACCTATGCTGGTATTGATATAGGTCGTAGAGACTTTTTTGGTCTTACTGATCTTGATATGACTAGATTCGATGAAATGCTAACTCCCAAGAAAGCTAAAAGAACTCGCAAATCTAAAAAACCAACACTCGATATATGAAAAAAATAGCATTAATTACTGGAATTTCTGGACAAGACGGAAGTTATCTTACTGATTTTTTATTATCTAAAGGATATGAAGTCCATGGATTAATTCGTCGAAGTTCTTCCTTCAATACCGGAAGACTAGAACATCATATTGAAAACCCAGAAGTTTACAATAAAACATTATTTCTTCATTATGGAGATATGAATGATTTTACAAGTATATACAATATTCTTTTAAAATATAATCCTACAGAACTTTATAATCTTGCAGCACAGAGCCATGTAAGGTTGTCTTTTGATATGCCAGTATATACTGGGGAGGTAGATGCTATAGGAACAACAAATGTATTAGAGGCTATAAGATCATACCAAGATCATAGTGAAAATAAAATTCGTTACTATCAAGCATCAAGCAGTGAAATGTTTGGAAAGGTACAAGAAGTTCCTCAGAAAGAAACTACTCCCTTTTATCCTAGATCCCCATATGGTTGTGCCAAAGCATATAGTCACTATATGACAGTTAATTACCGCGAAAGTTACGATATGCATGCCTCGTGTGGTATTCTATTCAATCATGAAAGCCCTCGTAGAGGGGAAACATTTGTAACTAGAAAAATTACCAGGGCTGTTGGTAGAATTTCTCAAGGACTTCAAAAAGAATTAAGATTGGGAAATATTGACTCACTAAGAGATTGGGGGTATGCTGGTGATTATGTTGAGGCAATGTGGATGATGCTTCAGCAAGATACACCAGATGATTATGTTATTGCTACCGGGCAGATGATTTCTGTTAGAGAATTTTGTGATTATGCTTTTGGATTGATTGGAAAAAATTATAAAGATTATGTAGTAATCGATCCAAAATATTATAGACCTACTGAAGTTGATCAGCTTCTTGGAGATTCAACTAAGGCTCAACGAGTACTAAACTGGAAACCAAAAGTATCTGTTTATGAACTTGCTAAGATGATGGTTGATCAGGATGTTGAGTTAGCAAAGAAAGAATTTTTAGTTCATCATTTAATTGAAAAGAAAGAAACTAGAAAGATATATGAAGGCAGTCATTCTTAATGATACCCACTTTGGGTATAAAGCAGATTCCCCAATAGTATTGGAATACTTTCTGTCCTTCTTTGAGGGACAGTTATTTCCATATATTAAAGAGAACGATATCAAGACCATCTTTCATTTAGGTGATGTCTTTGATCGTAGAAAATATATTAATTTTAAGACTCTTCAACAAGTTCGTACAAGGTTCTTTGAACCTCTTCAAGAACTTGGTGTAAAGTGTATTGCTATCTGCGGCAATCATGATACATATTACAAGAATAACAACACGGTAAATTCTTTACAAGAAATTGCACAACAGTATTCAAACTGGGAGATTCATTCAGAACCAACAGAGATTCAAACCTCTGCTGGTTGTGTGGCATTATTGCCTTGGATCAATCCAGAGAATGAAATTCAATCGGCAGAGTTTATTACCAACACCACGTGCTCTCTACTACTAGGACACTTAGAGTTGTGTGGCTTTCAAAGTATTCGTGGTATCTTTATTGAGCATGGCTATGACCCAAAACATTTTGACAAATTTGAATATGTGCTTACTGGTCATTATCACATTAAATCTAGTCGGGACAATATACATTACTTGGGATCACAGTACCAGATGGCTTTCTCAGACGTTTGGGAAGCCAAAGGATTTCATGTATTTGATTTTGCAGCAAGAACGCTTGAATTTATTGAGAATCCAAAAAGGCTTTTCTATACGTTTGACTACGATGAAGCCAACCCAGAAAAGTTAGACTACTCAAAGTTTAAAGATACATATGTTAAGATCTTTATCAAGAATAGAACTAAGAGTCCCGCTTTTGAGAAGTACATGGATAAATTCTATGAAGCAGGAGTGGCAGAATTGTCTGTAACAGAAGATGTAACTGCAAATCCAGATCTAGTGGCTGTTGATATTCATAAAGATACTCTACAGTTACTTCATGAAGAGATTGATACAGTTACAGAAAAATCAATTAATAAAAATGTACTTGCTGATATTATAAACACAGCATATAATACAGCCATGTCAAAGGATGAAGATTGATAGACTTTTTAACAGTTCGTTTTAAAAACTTTGGTTCATTTGGTAATAATTTTTCTGAGATCAAACTCGATAATTATAAAACCACTTTAGTCACGGGTACTAATGGACACGGTAAGTCTTTTGCTCTATTAGACTCTTTGTGCTTTGGTTTGTTTGGAAAGCCATTCAGACCTATTAATATTCCGCAACTCATTAATACAGTGAATGCCAAGCAGTGTGTTGTTGAAATTGAATTCAAGAAGTCTAACTGTCATTTCCTTGTTCGCCGCGGTCTTGCTCCCAAATTCTTTGAGATCTTCAAAGATGGACAAATGCTTGACCAAAACGCAAAGACTAAAGATTACCAAGAGATGTTTGAAGAAAATATTCTTGGATTTGACTACGCAGCATTTAAACAGGTAGTAATTCTTGGTAAGTCAAATTTTGTTCCTTTTATGCAATTGACTCCTTCTGAAAGAAGAAAGATCATTGAAGGACTACTTAACCTTGATATTCTTGCGGATATGAATCTGTATGTTAAAGGACAACTATCAAGTCTTAAACAGTCTCTTGGTGAACAAGAAAGTTTATTAAAGATTGTTCATGAAAAGATTAAGTCACAAAAAGAAGTCTTAGAAACAATTCAAACTACTGCAGTCGAAGAGATAAAGGCTATCGAATCTTCTATTCAAGATTACACATCTAAGATTTCAAATGATAATGTTCTGCAAGCAAAGCATGAAAAGAATCTGAAAGATGTATCAGCCAAACTGACCAAGAAGTTAACAAGCCTAAGTGCTCTAAAAGATGTTCCTGCAATGTTAACTAAGGCAGAGGTCTTAGAAACTACTTTAGTTGAAGAGATTGCATCGTTAAAAGAAAATGCATTATGTAAGTGCTGTGGTCAGAATCTACCAAAGTTTCAAAAAGAAAAACATATTCAAGATAAAGAATCTAAGTTAGCAGATTGCCGTAAGGCAATTGCCATTGCTACAAAGAAGAATGTAGAACTTTTAGAACTTCAAACTGAAGTAGAAGAACTAAAGACACTTAAACAAAAATATCAATCAGAAAATAACGATATTTCATATCAGATTATCAGCAATCAATCTTCTCTTAGTTTTATGATTAAAGAAAAGAATAAAAAACTGGTAAATGAAAATGAAAACACATTATTGCAAAAAATTAAAGACGCAGAACTAGAAAAGGCAAATGCTACTAGTCAATTGGACGCACTGATTACAACGCAAATACACCATGATATTGTCTATGATATACTTAAAGATGGCGGTCTTAAAAGCCGCATTATTGCACACTATGTTCCCATCATCAATGGACTCGTTAACAAGTTCCTCGGAAAGCTTAATCTCTATGTTGATTTCACCATCGACGAAGAGTTCAAGGAAACAATCAAATCACGATACCGAGATGCATTTTCCTACTCTTCCTTCTCAGAGGGTGAGAAACAACGAATTGATTTGGCAATCCTTTTAACTTGGCGTGAAGTTGCACGAATGAAGAATAGTCTTAATTGCAACCTATTGATCTTTGATGAGATTCTTGATTCATCTCTAGATGCTGCTGGTACTGAAGCCTTTATGAAAATTTTGAATAAAATGACAAACAAATGCTCTATCTATATCATCAGTCACAAGGCAGATCAACTAGTAGATAAGTTTGATCAAAGTCTGCAGTTTGAAAAAAAGAATAATTTTTCAAAGATAAAGACAAATATCTAAATATTTAAAATGTTTCGAGGTCAATTTCAATTCAAAAATTCAAATGGTACTCCCCAAACTTATAAAAAGGGAGATGTTGTAGTTGACCAAGGTAGAATGTATTCGTGCAAACGAACTACACAAAAAAGCCCACAACAAGAAAAATCCAGTTGGATTAATAGTGGTCTTACAGAGCCTTTTAGAGGAACAAATGCACCAATCAATCCCGTAGAAAATCAATTGTGGATTAATGATTTGGGCATAATGTATATTTGGTACAAAGATTCTAATGGATCTCAATGGATTTCAGTTTGACTATTTCAATACAGGAGATATACTAGGGCTATGAACGAGGAAAGTTTTCAGAAGTTTAGTAACCGAGGCAAGAATAAGCCATCCGGTTTGGGTAAGAAGCAACAGAAGAGAAGTAAACGTGGAGACCGCCACGAACAGAAGCAGCAACTTAACGATAGCGTTTATCGTAAAGACCGTGAGTAATTTTTAGAAAGATTTATATGACAACTGTGACAAAAATGCGTTTCTCAAGAGATACCTATAACATTCTCAAGAATTTTGCGGCAATTAATTCAAATATTCTTATTTCACCAGGAAATGTCTTAAAGACCATTTCTCCTGGTAAGAATATTTACGCTGAGGCTACAATTTTTGAGGACTTTGATGTTGAAGTTCCTATTTGGGATTTGAACAAGTTTTTGGGTGTTGTGAGTATGTTCTCAAACCCTGATTTAGAGTTCCACGATACCCATGTAGTCGTTTCTAATGGTAGATCGAGTGTTACATACTATTACTCAGAACCAAGCCTCCTGACGGTTCCTACTAGAGAACTCAAGATGCCAAAGACCACAATTAAGTTTGATCTTGATGAAAAAGATCTAAATGAAATTTTGAAGGCAGCAAGCATTTTACAGGTAAGTGATCTTCGTATGAGCGGTGGAGATGGTTCATTCCGCATTATGGTTGATGATTCTAGTCAAAGTACGACCAATAGTTTTGAAATCGTTCTTGATGAAAATTATACTGGTAAAGATTTTGAAGGTACTTTGAATGTATCTGAGATTAAGTTTATTCCCGGTTCATACACAGTGGAATTGAGTGATACGATTATCTCTAAGTTTACTCATAAGAGTCTGGAACTTGCCTACTACATCGCTATCAAGCGGGGTTAATTGTGTCTGATATTAATAGTTTGCTTTGGGTTGAAAAATATCGACCCAAGTCATTATCTGATTGTATTCTTCCTATTGATCTTACCACTATTTTTAATGGTATGATCAAGGAAGGTACACTTCCAAATATGATGCTCTATGGCAAGGCGGGTACGGGAAAGACAACCGTAGCCCGTGCTCTTGCCAATGATATTGGTGCTGAAAGTATTATTATTAACTGTTCTGAAGAGAACGGTATTGATACACTACGCACGAAGATTCGTAATTACGCCTCAACGGTTTCCCTAAGTGGAAATCTCAAGGTTGTAATTTTGGATGAGTTTGATTATGCTAATGCACAATCAATTCAACCTGCTCTTCGTGGAGCCATTGAAGAGTTTGCAAAGAACTGCAGATTCATCATGACTTGCAACTACAAGAATCGTATTATTGAACCTCTGCACTCTCGTTGCACTGGTATTGATTTTACGGTTCCTACTGCAGAGAAGGCTGCGGTTGCATCAGCAATGATGAAGCGTGTGGAATATATTCTTGCACAAGAAAACATTCCCTATGAAAAAACGGTAATTATAAATCTTGTAAAGAAGCATTTTCCTGATCTTCGCCGTATTATAAATGAACTACAGAGATATGCATCTGCAGGTAGTATTGATATCGGAGTTCTTGGTCAGGGTAGCAGTGAATCCTACAAGGAACTTCTTGGGTTTATGAAGAACAAGGACTTTGTATCATGCCGTAAGTGGGTGGTACAGAATCTAGATCTTAATACATCTGATTTTTATAAGCGTTTATATACTGAACTATATACATCTCTTAAGAATCCTTCAGTGCCACAGGCTATTCTGATTATTGCTGAATACCAATATAAGTCTGCATTTGCCGCAGACCAAGAAATTAATACTATGGCATTGATTGTTCAACTTATGATGGACTGCGAGTTTAACTGATGCAATTAAAAGACTTTCTATCCAGTATTAATCATGACAAAAAGCCTCTTCTGGATATAGATGAGAGTGCAGTCAAGGCATATACACCGTTTGTAGTTAATCGGTGTTTGTCTTATTTTGCAGATACCTTATTTCATGCCAATGAGATGAATTGTTCTCCTTGGCTAGACAACAAGAGTCAATTCGATTTCTACCGGCTTGCTGTTCGTAAAAAGAAGCGGTTTTCTCCTTGGTTGCGTAAAGATACCGAAGAGAATGTGACTCTAATAAAGCAGGCATATGGATACACAGAATCCAAGGCTAGAGAAGTACTAAATATACTGAGTACTGAAGATTTGCAATCAATACGCAAAGCCCTTGATACTGGTGGTGTGAGATAATTTAGTAAGGATTTGTTATGTCTGATATATCTGATAAAACATTTAAAAATATTGGCATTCATATTAATCTTTTTGATGAAGAAGATTTCATGGTTGTTCGTGAAACTCTTTCTCGAATTGGTGTTTCTCCAAAGGGAAAGAATGTTCTATATCAATCGTGTCACTTAATTCATAAAGATGAAGTATATATTATTGCACATTTTAAAGAACTTTTTGCATTAGATGATCTACCATCTAATGTATCAACTGAAGATTTACAAAGAAGAAATGCGATTGTAAAACTATTAGAAGATTGGAAATTGTTAGAAGTACTTGATAAAGATAAACTTAAAGATTGTATGCCTATCAATGGTATTAAAATCATTAAACACACAGAAAAAGATAATTGGGAATTGATTCCTAAATTTAATACCGGATCACTACGTAAATTTTTTAATTCATAAGGATGACTATGCATAAACTTACATTAGCAATGATTGTGAAAAATGAAGCACCAAATATTTTGGAGTGCTTAGAGTCTGTCGCACCATATATCTGTTCTTATGTTATCGCTGATACAGGATCAACAGATAATACTAAAGAAATTATTAAAAATTTCTTTGATTCAAAGAATATTCCTGGTGAAATTCTTGATCACCCATGGGAAGACTTTGGAACAAATCGATCCAAGGTATTGGCACACTGCCAAGGTAAAACAAAATGGGCATTGATGATTGATGCTGATGATTATATCAAGGGGACTCTACCATCTGTAGATACATTTGATGATACATTAGATGGGTATGTTGTTAAAATTGTTCGTGAACCTATGGTATGGTATCGTGCACAAATTTTTAATCTTGCTAAGAAGCCATGGAGATATGAAGAACCATTACATGAATATGCGTGCTGTGAAGCCCCCATGGATGTGCAGAAGTTAGAAGGTGATTATGCTTGGCATGTAAGAACACAAGGATGTCGTTCACGATCTTCTGGTAGTGATAGAGAAAAGTATGTTAAAGATTATTTCTTATTAAAAACATATTTGGACAAAGATCCAAATCAACCAAGAAAACAATTCTATGCTGCACAATCAGCATTTGATTCTCAACTTTATGAAGTTGCAGAAAAAGAATATATTAAACGAGCAGGCATGGAATCTTGGCCAGAAGAAGTATTTTATTCGTGGATGCGTGTAGGTATTTGTCGTGCTATTCAAGGTAAACCTTTGGAAGAGATTGCTGATGCGTTTTTAAAGTCCTATGAGGCACGTCCAAATAGAGCAGAACCATTATATCAATTATCCTGCACATACCGTCAGTTTCAAAGACCTAAAGCAGCATTTCTCATGGCTGTTCAGGGGCTTGGAATGAATCCAGATGGTAATGATATTTTATTCGTAGATCATTCTGTTTATCAATGGGGTATTTTGGATGAAATTGCTACAACTGCATTTTATGTACAAAAATATCATATGGGATTAGCAGCATGTGAAAAGCTTCTTTCTGAACCATATCTACCAGCTGAACATAGAGACAGAATTGTAAAAAATAAAGAAGTTTATGTAAAAATTATTGAAGATATTCAAAAACAACAACTTCAACCTGTTATAGAACAGCAAAAAAAGATTGATGAAACTATTAAGAAATTTGCTGATCAAACAACATTTTCTAAGAATTTGAGTAAATTACAATCTGTAAAACTTTAATAGTTAAAAACATCTAAATAATTAATAATAGCCTATTATGGGCTATTATTTTTTGGAGAATATTATGGCTAGTAACTTTGATGTATCTATAGTTCAAGGCGATACTTTAAAATGGGCTATGTATTTAAAAGATACAGGTGGTACTGCATATAATTTGGGTGGATGTACTCTATCGATGCAAGTAAGAAGAAGTTATTATCCAACAACTTTGATTTCATCTTATATAATAAATGTTCCAATTGGATCTACTATGGCAGAATCACCACAAGGATTGATAGGTGGTCTTTCTGCTTCAGCGATTGGGGGTACAATATATGTTTCTATTGGCTCAACATATACTGGAAATTTTTCTTCTGAAGCTAATGCAAAATATGATATTCAGGTAACTAATCCTAGAGGAAATGATACCACTACAATAGTGAGAGGATCTATTTCTGTTCTACCTGAAGTTACAAGATTATAATGTCTAATTTTCCTCAAAATAATAATTTAATTATTACACCTACCGTTAATATTGTAGTTGAAACAAATTATCCAACAATAACAATAACGCCATCCCCAGAAATTGTACTTGGTGGAGGTGGTGGAGGTGGTGGAGGTGGTGCGCAAGGTATACCTGGTCAACAAGGTCCACAAGGTCCAACTGGTAATACTGGTTCCGATACAGGAATTACAGGTCCCACAGGTCCAACTGGTCCCACAGGTCCAACTGGTTCCACAGGTCCAACTGGTCCCACAGGTCCAACTGGTCCCACAGGTCCAACTGGTCCAACTGGTCCAACTGGTCCAACTGGTCCCACAGGTCCAACTGGTCCAACTGGTCCCACAGGTCCAACTGGTCCAACTGGTCCCACAGGTCCCACAGGTCCCACAGGTCCCACAGGTCCAACTGGTCCAACTGGTCCAACCGGTCCCACAGGTTCAACTGGTCCCACAGGTCCAACTGGTCCAACCGGTCCCACAGGTCCCACAGGTCCCACAGGTCCAACTGGTCCAACTGGTCCCACAGGTCCCACAGGTCCCACAGGTCCAACTGGTCCAACTGGTCCAACTGGTCCCACAGGTCCAACTGGTCCCACAGGTCCAACTGGTCCAACCGGTCCCACAGGTCCAACTGGTCCAACTGGTGCAACTGGTGCTACAGGAAATCCAGGCGATCTTTATAGCACTACTTCTTCTACTACTGTAAACTTAGATACAATAACTACGGGAACTGCTTTAACTATTACAATCCCTTCTGGTTTTGCATATAGTAAAGCACAAGGTGTTTTGATTGCTAATACTACTGTTAACAAGTTTATTGCAACAGTTTCTACTTATTCTGGTACAAATTTAAATCTTATTGTAGATAGTAAATTTGGTAGTGGATCATATGATTCTTGGGATGTAAATTTAGCAGGTGCTGTTGGACAAAAAGGGGATCAAGGTGATCCTGGTATTCGAGGTAATACTGGTGCTACTGGAACAACTGGTGGAACAGGTCCCACAGGTCCAACTGGTCCAACTGGTCCCACAGGTCCAACTGGTCCAACTGGTCCCACAGGTCCAACTGGTCCCACAGGTCCAACTGGTCCAACCGGTCCCACAGGCCCAACTGGTCCAACTGGTCCCACAGGTCCAACTGGTCCTACAGGTCCAACTGGTCCTACAGGTCCAACTGGTCCCACAGGTCCAACTGGTCCTACAGGTCCCACAGGTCCAACTGGTCCAACTGGTCCAACTGGTCCCACAGGTCCAACTGGTCCCACAGGTCCAACTGGTCCCACAGGTCCAACTGGTCCCACAGGTCCCACAGGTCCAACTGGTCCTACAGGTCCAACTGGTCCTACAGGTCCCACAGGTCCAACTGGTCCCACAGGTCCCACAGGTCCAACTGGTCCAACTGGTCCCACAGGTCCAACTGGTCCAACTGGTCCCACAGGTCCAACTGGTGCAACTGGTGCAACTGGTGATGTGTATCTTACTACATCATCATCATCAATAAATTTAAGTACTTTAAATCCTGGAGATAATGTAACTCTTATAGTACCAGCTGGATTAGCATATAGTATTGTACAAAGTGTAATAGTTGCAAATAGTACAACAAATTATTTTAATGCAACAGTTGTTAGTTATTCTGGTACTACTTTAATTGTTAAAGCAACAAATATAGCTTTCTCTGGTAGTGGTAGTCTTAATTCTTGGACTATAAATCAATCTGGATCCGTTGGTTTAAAAGGTGATCCTGGTACTGCAGGAAGTATAGGTTCTACGGGTGCTACGGGTGCTACTGGTATTGGTGTTCCTGCTGGTGGTACTCCTGGATACTATTTAACAAAAGATGGTGCTGTTGATTATGGAACAACTTGGAGTCTGGGAGCTGCTTCCGATGGTTCAGCAATAATTTATAAATTAGTACCTAATGCTCCACAGGGATTGTGTGCTGGACATTTAATTGCTTATAATGGATCTTCTGCATGGACTCCAACTCGAAGAGAATATTTAGTTACTCCTAGTATTTGGCAGACAAGAAAAGATGGTTTTGGTAATTATCCATCATCTAAACCTTTTCCTAATGAAGGTAGTTCTTTATTAATAAATGGTGCAACTTCTATTCCTGGAGAATTAATTCAAATATCTTTAGATGGTACAGATGGTGCTACAACTACTTTAGGTAAAGGAACCTGGTGGTTAAATTATTCTGTATATGGTAGTTTCACATCAACTACTCCTGGAGTATTTGTAGGATCTTATAGTGGTTTAAAAATTTTAAATGTAGCAACGGGATTCACAGAAGGTAGTTTAGCTTCTAGAAATGACTTTGGTCCTAACTTTAATGACGCTTATCCTTTTCATGTTGCAGGTTTTGCAATGTTAATTCGTGGAAATACTTTTAATGGATATGACGGTCGTGGAGGTCCAGATGGTAATCCTGAATGTAATTCTTCACCAGACCAACGTCCATTAGGAAGTGATCCATGTTATGCTGATGGTGTAGATTTATATCCAATTATATGTAAAGCCAATAGTGGATTTACTTACAATGGTGTTTACTTTGCATGTCCTCCAATCTAATGAAATCGGACCCTAAATAATATAAATGTTCTTCGGAAAGAACAAAACATCTTTAAAACTGGCAAAACAGCATTCAGAACTGCTGGAAGGCTGTGAATATTATATTGTTGAATATCTGACAAATCCAAAAGTTGTACGAGTTGGATCTGGTATATCACAGTTATATCTAAGAAATTCTGAAGGTGATGAATATTTAATTGAAGGTAATGCATCTAAGATTAAAGAATTATTTGTTCCAGTAAAAACTTTTGAAGGACTTCAAGGAACTTCTTTCAAAGTTAAAAGACCTATTGGTTCTTTATTACAAAATCAAGTACTCAAAGAAATTGCATCATGTCCGTATGATGAAAAGATGCAACTTGGTCACGGTATTAGTGAATATTATTTTATTCAAAAAGATACAAACAAAGTTATTAAATTTTATGGTAATTCTCATCAGATTAAAAATCTGTTTGAAGAAATTGTTGTACCCGTAAAATTACCAGAAGTAAAGCCAGTTGCACCAAAGACTAAAATTGAAATTATAGAACGCACTATAATTAAAGAATCTACACCTGTTATGGGTGTTCAAGGTTTCAAGGGTGATGAAGGTATTCAAGGTAAGCAAGGAATTCAAGGTCTTCGTGGAGATCGTGGTATTCAAGGAGAAGTTGGTCCACAGGGTGAAATCGGTCCTCAAGGAGAAGTTGGTCCCCAAGGTCCAAAAGGTGATCATGGAGACATCGGTGCACGAGGAGTACAGGGGCTACAAGGTAAACAAGGAGACAAGGGTGATAAAGGCGATAAGGGCATTCAGGGATTGGTTGGTCCACAAGGTATTCCGGGTACACAAGGTAAGCAAGGTGGAGTTGGTCCTGAAGGTCCGATTGGACCTCAAGGCTCCGTTGGTCTGCAAGGTATTCGTGGTGAAAAAGGAGACAAAGGTGATAGAGGACCTATGGGCGTTCCGGGTTCTGATGGTGCAAAGGGCGAACGAGGTGACGATGGACTCGTAGGTCCTCAAGGTCCTGCTGGAGAATCTCCAGTAATTGAAGCAGAATTTCCTCTTGTATTAGACAATGGAGTGTTATCATTTCATTCAGAACATGTTACAAATATTCTGAATAAATTTAAAAATGATGATATTCAAAAAGCGATAGATCGTATTGGTTTACTTTCAACACCTGGTGGCGGTGGTGGTGTTGATGTTAGTTTGAATGGTGCTAAGATTATTCGTAATCCTAATACTATTAATTTTGTTGGTGATAATGTTACAATCAATAAACGAAGAAAAAATATTGATATTAGTATTGCGGCTGGAGGTGGAGCAGGAATTTCTGGTCCGTATGTTGCTTCAATTAATGGTTTAACTGGTGCTGTTAATTTAAAATCTCTTGCAGGTATTACATCTTCAATATCTGGAAACACATATTCTTTTGGTATAAATTATCTTCGTGGTGGTGGTACGTTTTCTTCAGTTAAATATCCAGAGACTACTGATGTAATATTGTTACAGAAACCTTTATTGAGTGGTGGTTCTATGTATACCACAACTATAAAGAACCTTTTGTATTATGCATCTGGTATTGATACAAAAGTTTCTACTCTAAATTCTGAATATATTAAATTATTTACTGAAGTTGATGCTGATACTATTACTGAAAAATCAATAACTTTTTCTGATTTTAAGACGTTGTTAAGAGGAATTAGTTTTTCATATCAACTCCT